TTATACGCTTTGCTCTGCTCCATGATAGCCATGCCTCTCTCAAAAAACTTATCTGTTTTTCCACCTGCTGCAGCAATAAAGAACCCATATTTAAGCATCTTACTAAGGTTCTCCTTTCCTTCTGCTGCTAATGCTTCTTGTTGATCGGCAAAGTTAAGCATATCTGTCGGCGCACTCCAAGGCTCTTGAGTGGCATAAGCCTGTGCTGGTGCAACCATAGGCTCATCATCTCCAGCCATCATACCATAGCCTGTACCTAAAACTGATGCTCCAACACCTCCCGTAATAAATGGGTGACGACGAGCGTATCCAGCAGGAAGTGCTTTAGTTACAGCGGGGACTCCGGGATATGTCAAGGCAGGTGCAGTTTTCGTTCCGGCTGTGGTAACTATATATGGATTAGGCGTCTGTTTGGGCATTAATTTCCCTTCAATACCAGCTCCTGGTCCTCCCCTTGTTCTCCACCTTCTAATACCACCTGTGCCACCAGGCGTAGTTCCTGTAACCCTTGGATCTCTAACACCTCTTTTTAATTTATCAATAGGAGTGTATCTAGCATCATAAGGTTTTATCTTTTCTCTTATTATTTTGTCAACACCTGTGGCTGTCTTCCTTAAAGGAAGGTTCACTCCCCTTCCTCTCATTAGCCAAGGCCATGCGCCCCTCATTAACCAAGGTAATGCTGCTATTGGAGCTGCCATTAGTATTTCCTCACTGGTGAGTATGGGTCACTATTAAACATTCTAAACCTTCTATCTCTGTTTTCTTTTATTCTGTCATCTATACCTTTCATATAGTCTATTGTTCCACCCATCTTCTTTATAAGATTGCCTATGTTTAAAATAGTAGCAGGGTCTTGAATCCACCCTCTCGTAATAGGATGTTGTGGCATTGTTAGATTATATTTTCCACCCCATGTTTCACGAGGAGCGCTCTCTGAAGCCCTAACAACTTCTGGTGTAATAGGTCTTGGTTGACGAGCATAACCACTAGCTACCCCTCTAATTGTCTGGGGGGATCGTCTAGCAGGGTTTATATTCTCTCCAATACCAACAGGTTCTCCATAAGCGTCTACATTCTGCCCACCTGTTGCCTGTACTTGAGCTATTGCTGCTTGTGCTTCTGGTGATAGACCTTGAGGAAACATATGTTCTGGTATATCAAATGGGTTACGCTGATTCCTTGGTGGGGGTATCATCGATTGCCTAATTGGAGATCTATCCCGAGGAACAGCAGATATCTTTATATTAGACTGATCTGGGTCTTTCCACTTCTTTACGAGGGTTCGGGTTCCGTCATTCTTTACAGTTAGAGTATTGTCTACCTCTGGCTGTCTCACCATAAGCCGTTGTCCACCCGGCTTATCAGCATAGCCACTCCATGCTTGACTAGCAGCAACTCTAGGTCTTGCGTCGAAGAGGGCTTGCCTTCTTAATGAGTCTGCTTGTTGTTTCTTTAACCATTCTAATGCATTCATGTTATCCACCAATAAGGTTTCTGTTGTTCCCAAGGCGCGAACTGACCCATCATGCTAGGCCATTGTCTTTGCCCACCACCAGCCACTACGGCTGGAGCCTGACCTATATCCTCACCTCTCATATTTTCCATCATGGACAGAAGGAATGCTTGCTCCCATTCGTCCATCTCTTTTTTCTCTTTTTCTCTTGGTGTCCCGCCTAAATAAGCGGGAACATCTTTTCTATCTATGCCTAATGCCTTTGCAACACTCCCCTGTGATGTGATGTCACGAGTAGGAAGACCACCAGCATCTTCTTCCCAAGCTCTAGCTTGATCTTGAGCAGCAAGTCTATCCTCTACTCTTCCCTGTAGCTCAGCTTCTCCTTCTCCTAATAATCTTGCTTCACGTTCTTCAGTGGTCTGCATAATATTGGCTCCTTGCGTAGCCAACCAATCCGCATATCTTTTTGCATCCTCTACAGTGTTGAACCAAGTATCCCCAACCCATTGACCTGCCCTTGACATAAGCCAAGGCGTATCAAAACCTCTAAAGTCCGCTGCCATAATAGCCCCCTATATTCCCATGATTGCTTTAGTTAATAAGGTTGACATTACTGCGTCACCCATATTTGTACCGCCCGGACCTCTGGCTGTAGTCATGCCACCGTAATCACCATGAACACCAGCAAGGTATGACTGCAATGCTTGCTGCGGTAATGCACTCTGGTACTCGTACCTAGCAATATCTCTATTAAGAGCTGCCTGATCCATAGCTCTCTGCTCTGAACCAATCTGCGCTGCCTGACCATACACACCAAACGGAGAACTAAGCATTCCTGGGTACTGTCCTAATGCAGTTTGCGCCCCTTGTAACCCTTGTAAACCATAACCCATACCAAACTGTTGTTGGCCTATGCCCATCTGGGCTGCTGGCATACGACCTGCTTGTGCCTGTTGATATGCACCACCATATAATCCTGCTAAATTCTGAGCTAATGCTTTCTGCCCTGCACTGGCTACATTTGCTGCAAATATATCTCCTCTTGATCCACCGCCAGGTTGATAAGAGATTGTACCTTGCCTTACATTAGCTAAACCTTCAGCTACTTGATCTTCAAACTGTCCTCTGTATGCGTCAGCCATCATTCCAAAGTGACCACTGTCATAGTCTACATCTCCTCTAAGCATCTGAGAGTATTGATCGTCTTCAAATGGAAGATAAGTGGAATACTCATTACCAGGGCTACCCATAAGTGCTGATCTCTCTCCAATACCCATAAGATTCTGAGTGTAAGGTAGAATATCATCTAAATAAGAGGATTCAGACTGAGACATTAGCTCCCCTGCTCTACCACCCATACCGTAATCATATGCACTCTGCATTGCTTGCATCTCATTAGGATTAAAACCAATAAGTCCGGGAGCCACCTGATTTAGAGCTTGCGCTCCTTCGCTCATCGTTCCGGCTGTGCCATAAAATTCAGGGCTAAATAAATTATCACGATAAGCATCCTCTACCCTAGCCATACCTGTTCTCAAGTAAGGCTGTTGGGGTTCCCAAGGATCTGTGCGAGTATAAGTTGTTTGTGTTCCACCTGCCATAATCTATTCTCCTGGCGTAAGAAATCTTATATTGAAAAAACCTCTTTGGTCATGATAGGGATCTTCTACATATTTGTTATAAGACTCTAGTAAGTCTGGATACTGGTCTACATAATCTCCAAAGTCATCAGTAAATGTTCTTCCCTCTGCCCTACCGTAAGCATCCCAATGAGCCTTGCCCCACTTGTCCTTATCTGTTACTATATTTCCTTCAGCGCGGGATAGTATAGATGCAAAGTCGTCTCCAAGTGGTTTATTATATTGCTCTTCTAATGCTTTAAGTCTTTCTTCTTCTTCCTTTCTTGCTTGATAGGCTAACTGTTCATCTAACAGAGCTTGCCCAGCAAGCATGGATGCTTCGCTCTGTTCATTAACATCTGTATCGGGATCATCCCAAGTGCCAGCACCCATAGTTTGCAATGGTCCTGTGTATGGTAGTGTACCACTATTATTATAAGCATTCAATGCTCTTGAATATTGGTCATGGTCATAGTATCTATTACCCATGAAGTCCCATGTATTAGTACCTAACTCCACTGGATCTCCCCAAGGTGTTAAAGTTGTTGTTGTATCCCAAGGGCTAATTGATTGGTCAGGACCAGAGAATGTCTGCGTAGGATCTAGTGATGTTCCAGATAAAGGTCCGGTATTAGACCCAGAAGTATTACCAAGAAAAGATGGGTCAAGTCTAAAGGACGGATTTTTTATAAGAGGCGATATTGATCTAGGCATAAAGGTAATATTAGGTGGTATGAAGTCCAGCAAACTATCCACCTGACCTGTATAGTCTTGTAGGGTTAGTCCTGCTGGAACTCTTGATGGAGTCCATGTAGCCATTATTGAATCCTCTGTTTTAATTCTTTAGTTATAACCATGTATGAATGATTCCAATCCTTTAGTTTTCTAGCCATACCTTTCCTAGTCCACGCCTCTAATGCAGAGCAACCAGTTCTCAAAGCAAAACCTTCTACCATATCTAAGAACATGTACCACTTATCTAAACCACTGCCATCCTTTCCGCCTAGAGTAATAACTCTTAACACTCTCTTTCTTGGATAGGATATAACCTGTGTTATCATTGCTGCAATTGTCTCTCCATATTCCATAGCTACCCACAACTGCATGGCTCCATTAATCAACTGATCGTATACATCACTAGAGATTAACTCACCTTCAGAATGTTTTAAAGCGGAATCAATTAATGGCTCACACTCTTCCCATATAAAATCAATATCTTCATCACTTACTAATACAACCTTAACCGAGCTTGACCCAAGATCCTGGACTTCCTTTTTTGAAGTAGTAGACTCCTTCCCCGCTTCCAGGGTTCCAGTTTGTCCCGTCTGCGTATCTAACGTCACCTTCTCTTGGTCTTTCTGGTTCGGCATGTGTCCTCTCTAATCTGAATGTTGCTTGATTGTATATAATATCACCTACCCTCTGAAGCTCATTAATAAGGTAAATACCTAGATCTTCTGGATCTAATGGTAATGGCCCTGGTGTGTAATGAGTGACAGACTTTACCACCCTGTCTGAATATGTCCCCATTAGTAAGCCCTGCTTCCCCTGGTTCCTGCGTTCTTTATATCCAGAGAGTAACCATCAAGCCTCCAGGTCTGATCTCCTGTTGATTCAAACTTGACACCTATATATTTTCCTGTTACATTAAAGGATGCTTTAGATTGTGTGGCTGGGTTAAAAACTACTGGACCTTCCCATGTAATAGCTTGTTCTGTAGACATCTGATGCCCCACATATACATTAATAGTAGAGTCAGTAGATGCTGACATCATTGGATATACTGCGGTTACCCTCTTAACCATGCTCTGATTGGGTTGACCTTGGGCATCCAGGGTTAATCCTGTTCTCTGTATGTAACTGGTCATATCGGCTGTATCAGCCTTATTACCTGCATTGTCTCTGTATATCTTAGTATTAGTTGGAGAGGCCATGCTTAGACTTTTACCCGCTAAGTTAAAGTAAGATGTAGCAGCAGATTCATTCCAGTTTAAAGTATCTGTAGCCCATGTGGATGTTGCTGAGTTCCATGACCCTGGGGCTAGAGGATTACCCTCTGTACCAAATTCAATGAAACCAACGTTAGGTAGATCACGTAAAGTAAAAGTATTATTGCTCCAATTCCAAACAAGAGCCTTATCGCACTGGGCATTAGTAACATTACCTGACGATACATAACAGGCCCACATTTCCGTCTTATTGTAGTCAGCAGTAACAAAGCATTTCTCGAATTCATCTCCATTAATATCGTTAAATATAAAGTCTCTCATCTTATGAGGAAGGATAGACGTAAGCCTGTCACCAGTATTAATATACATATCTCCATATGCCATTACAAAGTGACCACCGTCAAACTCTCTTATACAGTTCTTAGCTAGAGCGCCAACATTAGGTGAGAGCTGTATAAATGAAAAGATAAAAGGATTCCCCACATAGCTCATCTTGTATGTAGAGTATTGTTTGTATATCATAAAGTCGCCACGTAAGGGCAACCCATCAACTATAATACCTTTACTGTCCTCTAAAGCATACTCGCCAGCATCGACTGTAGCCGAGGTTTCATCCCATGAGACAGGAACAGCTTGTGTTGCTGCTGCTGTAGACCACTTAACAAGGCTGGTATAAGGCACCGCTGACTTTGTTACATTCAGAGCAACCAAGAAAGACTTAAAGGCTCTTAATGACTTGCACTCTGTGCTGGCTGGCCAGTAAGTTAGGTCAGCCATCTTGGTAGCAACAGAAGGTATCCCGGCTGTTAATGCCCAAAACTGTGGGTCATCATAGCCATTGGTCATTACAAGTATACCACCTAATACTGTAGCTGTCCAGTTCTCCCTAGCTGTGGCATTATAATCACCGCTGGCTCTGGTAATGTCAGTCCATATCGTTCCGTTATGCACAGCTATCTTAGCTAACCCACCTACTATCCAGTAGTTAGCGCCACCTATCTCTAGGTTAGTAATAAAGTATGGTACTATAGGACATGAATCCATTACCTCTAAGTAGCCTGGACTCTTCTGTATTGCGTTATGCTCTGCCCTTATATTGTTTCCTTCTGTCCACGCATTAGGTGGAAGTTGCCAGGAATTTATATCCTTGACAATACCATGCTCACCTACATTAGTTACAGGAACTAGACTCATGCTTTTGGATATTTAGCCTTTATCTCTGCCACTTTTGTTTGCCATGCTTCCAATCCATTTTCAGCAATGAATTCCAATTGATCTTCTGGGGTACCATACTCACCCAGCCTTTTGTTTATTGCCTGTTGCGCTAACTCTTCTGCATTTCTTGGTGTTTCATCCCAGACTTGCGTCCATACTCCACTAACATTCAATGGGACACCCTCGCTTACATGATGGGCAGCTTCATCAGGCTTGGCAACTTCCGTTACTTCAACGATATTAAATGCTTCTCGAACATCTGCACGACTAAATGAATCTAAAGGAAAACTGACGTTTGGATTATCAGCCTTTAATCTGGGCATATCATACGGATACTGAACTACACTTCCATTTTCTATTCTTGCGTAAGTCATATTTATCTCCAACTTTTAAATTGATGGGTTCCCTGATGTGTAGTCTTCACGCTTAAATCGCAATACACTTTGATTCCCAATTTATTTCTAAACGTCCAACAGGTGCTAAAATCTTCTGGACGATATACTCCATCTTCCATAACCCCAATATAAAACACATCCCATGCTTTGGTTGACAACTTTTCTACATCGCCTCTGGAGAACGTTGGGGAATCCTCATAAGGATTCGATATATCAATTAGAGCCTTTATTGCTTTCCGGCTAAACAATAGACAGGCATTACCGATATGCTCAATCTCTGCGATTGACCCTTCCTGAGAATAGATTTCCCCGATATTCAAAACAGGAGATCCATCAGGGTTGTATCCCTTCAATGCTACAGGTGCGCCGATTACATCTTTGCCACTTTTAATAAGTTTGCCGATACCACCCGGCTCTACTCCAGTATCTGCGTCCACGAACAGCAGATAGTCATATTCAGGATGAAGGTGGAAATAACTGACAATTGAATTTCGTGCTTTCTTTGTGACCTGATTACCAATTTGCATGAAGTCAACCTCTACTCCATGTTCCAAGCCGTCACGCAGAAGGTGAGCCATGGTATTAAAATAATCAATCGTCATTAAGCACCCATAGCAGGGTGTACCAACAAGTATTCTCACGCTACGTCACGCATCTCCGTGAACAAATACTCATCCTTCAATAGATCTTTTATACCGATTCTTGACATTACTGCGTGATGAGCGTCTTGGAATATTTCAGCACATTTATCCAAGAACTCATACAGGTGAGTCACTGATGGGTACTTTCCTTCTTCCGCCATCGCTTCCACTTCAGCTAGATAATTCTTAATTAAATTCTTAGCCGTTACCGGATGAATCCCAAACTGTTCGAGATATTCCAAAGTGCCCATATTCATACCACCCGTTACCAGCATATTCCTCAAGCAGTTTCTAAATGCCATACGAATATGATTAGATATTTCTTCTTTCTCGAAATCTAATTCATCCCAATTGTCTGGAATATTATGAGCTGCTTTTACCTCTTCATAAGTGTCTTGATACATTGCCAGCTCTTTTAGCGCAGCTTCAATGTAGGTTTTAGATCGATGCATACCATGCTCTATTTCATCAGCCTTTATTGTGGAGAGTTCGTCACCTTTCTCTCTTAACTTTTTTAGCTTGAATTTCTTTTTCCTAAGATCAAATGCGGATGATTCTAGTGCTGCTCTTTTGCGTTCAATTTGCGATAGTATCTGACGCAGCCTTCTATAAGGCGCATCGCACATCATAGTCAAAGTCATTAACTGTGATGTAGTTTGTGTCTTCCCCTTGCTGAAAGAGTTATTAGTACGATCCATCTCTTTCATGCGTTCTGAAATCTTAGCCAACTTCTTGTCATCTATGACAGCGAACTCTGTATTAAGTTCAAGCATAAGATTTTTACTGTTTGCTACTTGCAGCTCATTCTCCATATTTATTTAATTCCTGTTAAAACTAATTTAGTTTTATGGTTTGCGTTTCCAGCTGATCCGCTGGCAAACGAATTAAAAGATAAACTAACTCTATCAATATCAGACTCATTATCCCCTACGCCATGCCTTAAAGTAGATGGAAATATTACTAACGTGTTTTTATCATTTCTTAGAGAATATTCAGATGAATTTATTATTGAATACTCCTTGAATGAAAATTTCAAAGGCAATCCAAATTCGACATCCTTACTATTTTTAAAAACCACTGGGCAACTACCATCTCCGCCTACAAAAAATATTCCACTAAATATACTATTGGGATGTGTGTGACTGTGATGAGAGGTTCCCTTTTTATTTACATTAAACCATGATTGTGTAATGTGAAAGTTATGCTCTTCTTTTATGCCCAATACGTTATAAGCATAATGATTTAAGTTTCTTTCAATATATTTTTTTAGATGAAATAATTCAGGCCATTCCAACACATAGCCATCAGTAGAGCTAAAATTGTTATTGTCGTTCTTCCTCATCTCCATTCCATCAATGAGACTTAACAAATTATCATCACTGTACTTTTCATCACAAAGGAATACAGGGGTCGGAAAGAGATGTACGACCTCACCCACAAAACGTTTTTCGTCAGACAGAATTAATCACCTCAACCAGCATCGGAAGCAGCTGCGGGCTGCTGTCTTCCTCTGGTTAGATCACCAAAATCACTAGCATTTCCAGTCGTATTTATCGTAAAGTAATTTATGGTATTGTTATCAGACCCAGCATCACCAGCATTAATTCCTCTCTCCTCCGTACCGTTAGAGGTTCCCGTATTATTGCCGTTATTGGTAGTCAGATCACCGAAGTCTGTGCTGTTGCCTGTTGAAGTGATGGTTACATAACTAATAATGTTCGCAGAGCCTGAGCAGGGCGATATTGTTTGACGATTTCCGCCTGAAAAACAAACCCGATCATTTGTTAAATTGCTGACAGCAGCTACCACCTGGCCTCCCTGACAATTTATCAAGTCTCCGAAATCAGTTGCATTGCCCGTGGACGTAATAGTCCAGTAGTCGATAGTGTTCCAATTCGTCGGAGTAGGAACTGTGCCGAAACCGCCAGCATATATACCGCGATCACTGGTGCCGTTAGAATCTGCCCCACCGCTTCTTCTGGGAACTGTTAAATCTCCAAAATCAGTCGCGTTTCCGGGAGAGTTTACGGTGATGTATTCCAAAATATTGGTTCTCACCGGCCCAGCACGTTCACCACTCACCCAAACTAATCGTTCATCAGTTTTATTTGATGCAGATCTCATGTTACCAGTTGAAGCCGTAAGATCACCGAAGTCGGTAGAAGAATATGAAGCTGCCGAAATAGTGAAATAGTTCATTACGTCGATTAATCCACTAGAATCAACACCGCCACCATAAACACCCCTATCGTTTGAGCCATTACTATCGCCACCAATATTGGTGACTGTAAACCCGTAATCTCCAAAATCAGTCGCGTCACCAGTGGTGCTGATATTGATGTAATCAACAACATTTGTTCTGGATGCTGAGGGGTCAACCCCTTCACCGCCACAAAATACGGCCCTATTTCCACCAGTCGCTGCGCCTGCAGCCCCCAGCAATCCTACTTTTTCTGATCCCAATGGCATATCAATTCTCCTATGGTGATTTCACATCAAGACCTGCTGCGAATCCATACCATATGGTTCCAGCATCTACAGTTGTAAAAACTAAAACATCCAAACCGGATGCAGTTAGTGAGGGAGCTGTTCCACCGGGCCAGTCTACAGAAGTGGGCCACGTAACAGTTTGTGATCCACCATTAGTAAGTATTAATGTGAATGAACATGACTTTCCGGTAGCAGACGGATTAGTAAAAGTGAATTCCGTTGTTGCTGTAGACACCGTTGCAGATACTACATTTCCGGCACTTATATCAATGGCATCAGTACCGCCTCCAGTATCTCCGAGAGCGTTGACAGTTTCGGCGTAGTCTTTTATCTCTGGTCTGATAGCTTGCTCATCACCAAAATTGATATAGCCACCCAACGTCATGTCGGCTGATGAATCCATAGATATTGCTGCTGTAGTTCCATGTGCAACACCAACACCAATCTCTAATGTATCAGTGCCGTCATCAATACCAATTCTGTAATCAGCAGCATTCCCATCAAAGTTTAAATAAGTGTCTACTGTAGACCCATCACCGATAGTTACTGTATCATCAGTAATTGTCATTATAGAGTTAGTGCCTACAGTTGAACCCTCACCAATAACAAGTTTGTCAGCAGTATCATCTAATGCGACATAAAAATCTTTAGCATTGCCGTCAAAAAGAACTGTTGTATCTTCTGCCACCCCATCACCAATTTTAATCACTGGAGGATCATCAGAAATGGTAACATTGCTATTTTGAATTGTCTTTCCACCAGTTC